CTAGAAATAACTCGTGCCTTGCCCCCAGGACTACCTGCAATATTGATATCTCCACCAGAACTTGTGCCTCCTAAACCACCAGAGGCAGATCCAGAAGTACCCGCAAGCATTTGAGTTCCACCAGCACCGCCAGCAGCAGATAAAGTTTTAAAAGTACTTGTTCCGCCAGTTGCACCATCAGCAGGACCAATACCACCTGCCCCACCTGCACCTACAACAGCAGATTCACTAGCACTTAAAGCAGAAGCTAAAAACAATTTCTTAGTATAACCTCCACCCCCTCCCCCTCCCCCTTCTCCTTGTCCTGCTCCTGCACCATCAACTCCCCCGCCTCCACCACCACCACCAACTACTTCAACAACAATATATTTAAGATCCGTAGGCTTATTCCACGCAGTAGTTCCTGATGTATATACCCTAACCACAGGGTTGGTATCAATACGTACTAACTCAGCCTCTACGGCTAAAGCTAAATCAGCGCCTAAATCTGCACCATCAGGTGAATCAGTACTTACCTGATAAGGCAGGGCATAAACAGGCGTAGTAGCAGGCATATCTGTTTGCCTCCTTAAGTAGTAGAGCGGAAAATTGCAATAGCATCAAGATTCACCTGGTTGTTGACGTCAGCATTAAGCGCCGCACCTGAATTAACACTCACCTGCACATCCAGCGTGATAGTAGAACCTGGATTGGTAATAAGGCGCTGCGCAGAACATGCGCCGCTATTTAAATCATTTGCAGACCCACCAGCGCCTCCCTGTGGACCAATTCCAAACTGACAACCACCGCCATTAACGGCGTCAATGCGAGCAAGGGCCAACATGTAATGACCATTGGCATCGGTAGAGTTAGCAATAGTTACATTTGCAGTAGCTAACACTATGGCTTCGTCTACCCATGAAGGTACTGCGATAGTTGTTGATGCCTTAGTTACTAGGCTTGTACTAATCGAGAAGTTGGTAGCTGAAACACCAGCGCCACCAAAAGCAACAGAAGCAGAGGCGAAATCAGCGTCACCAGGGACGGTAATACGTCCTAAGATGAACCATGAGCCATTAAAGGTCAGTAGTCCTACTGTGTGTCCCGCCTGTAGAGCAATAGCTTCACCAGTGTTGAGAATTGGAACATTAGACAAGGTACCGCCGGCTACCAAAATAGTATTCTCACCAGTGCTTGAGTTCCAGGCAGTAACAGTTCCTTGCCTAAACCCCACGCCATCATCTGGCCTAGCAAATAGGTCCATTAAAGGTTTGTTGACCATCACTTACTCACTTCCAATTAGAATTACAGACTGTTCACGAGTAACTGCGGTGATGGGGTTAACAACACTTAATGGGATAGTAATCCGATCAATAATGTGAGTTTCTGTGGTTTCATGACGATGTGAGCCTGAAGTGGTGGGGTATTTAATACTCACTACGTCATAAGGCTCTAATGCAGGATTAGGTACGGCAGCAAAACTAACGTTATAAGGAAGACCCAGAGAACGTTCTAAAATTGCAGTTCCGGCTGCTAAACACTGAGCATTAGTTGTAAGAAATGGTGAAGAGTAGAACTTCGGCACAGGACCGAATCTACCGAAGTAATAAGTAGGTGATGTTGGGTTATTGTCATAAGCAACTGCTCTTGATGGTGTTTCAGTATCCGCAGCTTCCCCTGTAGCAACTACTGCGTTGAATACACCTTTACGAGTTAATTGCCTATCCATAGAGACTAGGACGCCATTTTCACCATAGTTCACAGACCAAACAGCCGCACTATCTACAGACGGAGCATCCTTAATAACTAGAATTCCTCTGTGGTCAAAGTACCAAATCTTGCCACGTGAAGTTACTAGATCATTGATGAATTGATAGCGATCTTCTTCTGCAATTAACGCTCTACCTAAAGTGCTATCGTCTGTAGTGTCGTCCCATTCAATAACTGCATCAGCATAAACCTCAGTAATGAGTGTTTCTACTACAGAGCCGTATGTAGCTGTGCTGAGAAATTGTTGTGGGGCAGTGAGCCGGGCGTCAATAATTCCAGCCATTCGATCTGAGCCGGCTATACGAATAGGCCCATCAGGAACTACCTTCTGCTCTGGTGTATCAATACGAAAGTATCCTAGAGGAATCCATTCCGTATTGGTTCCCCACTTGATAGCTCGCTCTACAAAGACTTCGTTTCCATAAGGAACTAGCAAGTCATCTGAGTTAACAGGCCACATCTGCTTGCCATTAGTTGTTAAGTCTAATGTTGCCCAGATATCAGCCGTAGCATCTAGTTGAACATCTCCACCCATAACATCAATTTCAGTCCCTGTAGGGTGGGTACCTGTTTGGAATGTCTCAACTACTGTTGCCCTAACATCAAAACCACTTTGTGCAGTTAAGACATTTAAGGCTGCATCGGTAACAGTCTTCATTATGGGATCACCACATCTGAAGGCTCGCCCACAAGAGCTAGTACAGCATTCCAAGAAGCGTTAGCTGCAATAACATCCGCCCAAGTCGGGTATCTATTGACCAAACCATTCCAGGTCATAGTGACGGGAGTAATGTCGTCTGTAGGTGCCGCAACTTCTGTAAGCGATAAATTGAAGAACCTTTGAACAGAAGGTATTCCTACCAAAACTTCAGAGTAGTCATCAATAGTGAAATAGCCAGTCGGTACTATCACGTTAGACAGAGGAGCTTGAATAAATACTGGGTCACCTGTAGCTAACAAGTAATCAAAGTCGTCTCTTTGATCATCAGTAATCGTGTTGACTTGCAGATTGATTTTCCTAGAACCTCTAACTTCACTCACTACTACAGGAACGGATCGGCCCATAATAGGGAAGACACCACTCCTGTTGGTCCTAGTGATACTTCCAACATCGGTAATCTTCTGCGCTTGATTAAGGAAGGCGAAGGGAAAAGACTTGAACCAAACAGAGGTTAAGTCCTGAGTAATAGCGTCTGTGAATGTCTGCTGCAATACATCTGAGGAGTTATAAGACCTGACACGATAAGTAGTGGCTACTCCTACAGGAAATTCAAAGTCATCAGTAACCGCCGCTACTTGAGAAGCTACAGCTACATGAGAGCCACCACGAACCGTTGTGTAATTTAATGCGTCTGTAGTTCTATCAAAGACAGCATAGGTAGCAGAGGCACCTAGCAATGTAGTGGTTAACCTGACTCTAGAGAGCACTGAATCATAAGTAGCGTCTAGTGCCATGATTACCTCCTAGCTCCTGCTGCTCTGACAATGCCACGGTTATTTTCATCAACAGCACTTTCAATGATTTCTAAGAGTTTCCTAGCTAAAGCCTCAAGACTTCCACCAGATTCACTACTATTTTCCACAATGCTCTTAGAAGTATCGGCAGAATGCACCTGTGTACCTGGTGCCTTATCAATTAGCTCAGGTCCATTTTCACCAACCCAAGTTAAGCCGCTACCAAAACCACCATGCGCTTCTCTACCCGCAGAACCAATAGTATTTAGATCCTGTGTACGAACAATTCCACTAACAGCACCCTTGTAGGTAATGGTTACTGTCTTGTTTTTGACAGAAGCAAGGGCAGTCTTAGCGGCTGCAATCTTTTGCTCAAGCTGTCTAATGTCAGCCTTAACAGCAGCCGTCTGAGTCGCAGTTAGCTTCTTATCTCCCAGCTTGGCTTTAGCAGTGCTGAGCTTCTTCTCAAGATCAGTAATGTTGCCTTCAAGCTTGGCAACCTTAGGCATATTCTTTAGCTTGTCAGACCACTCATCTACCTTGTCACTTGCTGCATCTAAAGCTTTGCCCGCTGAATCCTTGAAGTCATTAAAAGCAGCAGAAGCCTTCTTCATAGCCTCTTGCTGTGGACCAGGAAGCTTTGCAGCAATTGACAATAGAGTGCCTGCTGTATTTAAAGCGGTCATCGCAAGGAACTTAAATGCCTCAATACCAACTTTAGCCAGCAGTAAGACGGCGGTTCCAATAGCAGCAAACGCAGTATTCATAATATTACGAGCAGTCTCAGACTTCTTGTAGAGAATCACCAAGCCTGCTACTAAAGCAACGATTGCAGTTCCGATAAGAAAAACTGGGTTAGTTAAGAGCGAGAGAGTAAACGCTTTTGCAGCAGTAGCAGCAGCCTTAAATCCTGTAACGCCATTCTTGATAGCGGGAATAAGGAATGAAGCCATACCGCCGGCTAAGTCAGCAGCACCTTGACCCACCTGGACAAAGCCCTCAAAGAGATTGCCTTTCATAATCTCTCCAAGACCACCTGCAACATCTTTGGTACCAGTTAAGGTATCGGAGAAGCCTTGTGCTTTACTCTCAGCACCATCAGCACTTTCTCCTACCTTGTCAAAGCTGGAACTAAGGTCTTTAGCTCCCCTATCAGCAGACTTAAAGCCAGCACCAGTGTCATCCTTAGAGCTAACAACTACTTCAATCAAGTTGCTCATCTCGGCTACCCCCTAACCTTTCTAGTTCCAATAGATACAGCAACTCAGCATCTTCTTCGTAAAGTTGGCTGGGTAGGCATCCAAATTCACGACACATACCCAGCACTATTTCAGCAGTACTTAACTCGCTTGGCTTTGTGACAACGGTTCCATCGGAATCATCAACTGCCCCTCCAACTGCTCGCCATTTAGTAATGGCTTCTCTAAAGGGGGCGCCGCCTGAGTCATGGCTCTAGTCCATGCCTTAATAATTGTCATCACGAATTCAGGCTCTTGGTCCAATAGACCCTCAACATCATGTGCTACAGGCGAGCCGTTTTCTTCTAAATTCCAAGACACCATGCAACTTGCAAGGATGCCGAATAACTTTCGGATCTTCACAAGATCTTCTTGAGTCATCTTCAGCGGATTAATACCATCCAACTCAGCGAGCTTTAGGATATTACCCATTGAAGTTGACTTGACTTGAACCTCTAAACCTTCAAACTCAGAGTCAGCAAACAGAAGATTGTAAGTCTTCTTAGGCTTTTCGTATCCCATTTCATTAGCTCCAAGTCGGAACAGTGCCGTCCGACAGAACAGCCGGAGCTTGCCAAGTTAAAGCGCCATTGTCAGCACGAGTCAGGTTGTAATCAGTGATGATGCACTCATTAGCTAACGTCTGACCGCTAATTGCTAACGAAATCGCTCGGTTAATAGAAGTACTAGATACAGTCTTCAGAACAGCGTGAGACTTGTTCGCAGCATCATTGAACGTACCGTTAAGCGTGATAGAGAAGTCAGCCAAGAGAAGTAACCGCTCCATAGCCGACTTATCGACACCAGTTACGTCTTGCACTCCCCTAGGAGTAGCAAACTCAAAGTTATGCACATCGTTCTTAATGTCCTGGGCAGCACCAGTACCATCATCTACATCTAATGTGGTCCAACCAAGACCAGACTCTTTAGCCATGTCATTACTTCCCTTCTGTAGCAACTATTGGTGGCCCAGGCTCATAAGTTGGCCTAGGAATCGACGCTGGGAACCTGTCCTGACTGGGCTGAGGATCAGATCTGAGAGCCAAACCCACCGGGACCCCTACTAGGACCCATCCCAGAACCAGGATCGCTTTAAGCCTTAATCTGGACATTAATTATCCTTGATTAAGACGTGTCGCTAGCTGATCTTGGTGGTTAGCAAAGTCATCTACCCAATCACCAGCATTAACGTGCTCACGCTTCATACCAGTCGGATTACCTCGCCAATCTCCACCCTTGACTAAGTAAATCTCTGGCTTATCAAGCCTTACCTGATGCTCGGAGAAGCAAGTCTGTCCAGCTTCAAAGATGAACATCGTTATTCCAGGAGCGATATTACGATCTTCTGTGAAGTGTCGGCCCTGGCTATTGCGAATGTAATGAGCCTGCTTCTTACCTAGATCAGTTGACTCATCAATAGGAGTCTTCCAACCATTGAGGTAATTAGCACAATCAACTTCAGCACAAGTAGCCCTACGGAAATGCGTAGCCTTAGGTGCTAACACTTGATATGTCTTCATTGAGCCGGCGGGTAATTGTGGCTGCAATCTAAAGGATGGTCGAGACATTAGAACACCACCGATACAGGATTCTTATTAACCATCACTGCAAAGACTGCGTTGGAAAAGACTCCTGTAGTAACAACCCTTAGGTAGCGCTCTACAGCTAAAGATCTAGTGGTTTCAATACGTTGACTAGTAATTCCGGTAGCAGCAGTAAATCCACCACCTGTTACATCAGTCCAAGCATCTCCAGCGCCATTATCTGAGGACTCTTGAAGCTTCACAGTTACTGAAGTACCAGTAAATGCGAATACTTGCAGATAAGCCTGTAATCCGAAGGCAGTCGCAGCACCAAAGTCAACACCAGTCCCATTAGTAGCTGCCGTATCAGTTCTTTTGCCTGCTGTTAGTTGCTTACCCCACTCAAGACCGTAAGAGTTACCTAAAGCACTTACATTGAATGAGAATGCACCATTATCAGCCCTATTGCCGTTGTAATCCACCTGCTTAGCGTTCAAACAGGCTGCCTCAGTCCCTAAAACAGTTCCACGGAAATAAGACAGGATTACATCAGTTGTAGGTAAATTACCCAGACGATCATGAGACTGATTAGAGGAAGGGTTGAAGTATGAATTGAAACTCATACGTCCATCACGCAATCCCCCGATGCGTTCCATTGCGGATTTATTAATCCCAGTAGTTTGTAAGACACCAGGACCACCACCAATATCTTGGAGGCTTGCAATGTCTCCGGATAAATCATAGCCGGCTACATAGAAGTTATCCCCTATCCCACCTTGTTTAGCCATTTTGCACCCACGAATCGTTTAGTACTACAGGCAGGGCAATTGTCATAACCCGGAACATCTTTCCGTCTTGATTGATATAGCCTGCCTGAGCTTCCATTTGCCTACCTGATTGACCTAGTAAATCAATCCAAGCCACCGAGCCGCCGAGTTCAAAGTCTCCTGAGTAAGCAGCCATTAAAAGATCCACTGCCTTGATGACCTCAGGGTCGATATAATCCTGCGGCTCTGCAAGCATGTTGGAATAGATCCGAATATTGAAGATCAGTTGAGCAGAAGTAGCAGCAAGACCTGAGTTGCTTGGAACAGGTCCAATAAAATCCGCCCAGATCGCGCAAGATAAACCAGAACCTGGAGCGTTCTTTGGTTCGTGCAAATTCACCCGTTCAAAGATACCTAAGGACATAGCGTGAGACTGTAGCTTGTCCATGATTGTTACAGCATCAACGCTCATTGCATCCTCCTTAAGTATTTCGGTAGCACTCTTTCTGCTACAGGTCCTACTTCATTAGCAATCTTCTGGGTCACTCGTCGGAAAGTTGCGTACCCTCTGAATCGAGTGGTCTTATTGCGAGAACCCACACCTTCTAGCCAAGGACCATAAACAACTCCACTATCACTGACTAATGAGTCATCGCTTTGTCTGTTAGTTACGATCTTTGACTTGTAATAGCCTGTAGGATTCTTGAGGACTTGACCTAGCTCTGCTTGAATCTGATTAACGACATAATCGCCAACAGTATTCTCTGCCTCAACCTGAAAATCTTTGATTGCTTTTTGTGCTTCGCCATTAAACAGTGGGCCACTAGTTTTCGTTGATACGCTCATCAGGAACTCTTCCAGTGCGAAGATATTCTTGAACATCTGTCATAGCTTGAGCCCAAGTATCAAGGATGTTTTCTACAGAGGCGAGAGAAGTTTTGACGTGACCCAAGCTAGTTTCAATAGCGTCTAGCTTTTTCTCAATCTTGCCTAAGCTAGCCTCTAACTCACCTGAAGTCATATTTCCTGAAACATGAAAGCTCATTAGACTGCACGCATCCTTACCTTGCGACCGTACCGGGTATAAACCTGCTC